CAAACACACTACCAAAACCCTCCAACTCTCCAACTTCCCATAGCTGGGACCCCACATCTTTCCAACCTCCTCTTCTCCCACTGTGGGATCTGCCAGTTACCCTGCTGGTTAACAAGGAGCAATACTGTACTGTATCCTCGTGTCAGGCCTGTTCTCTGGTTTTTCTTAAAACTTTATTTTCTATTTACATATAAGCATATGAATGAAAATCCCTTATAATAATCAAATTCCTTAGTTGCTATACACTTAAAACAATTTACTATATTTACAGGAGCCTGTGGCCGGAATACAATAGCATACTTATATACTATGATACTATTTATATCAATTTGATCCAATCCAGTATTAATAATTAATATCCTATTATCACTTTTGTCATTCCAGCTAATAGGTAGTGGTAATTGTTTAATCAAATGGATATACAATGACATATCACAATCAAGTCCAAATTCTTGACCAACAACCCTGCTATTTATCAAATGGCAGAAGAAGTAAAATGAATCATAAATGGATTGAATATCAAATAATCCCCAATAGATATGATCTTGTAAGTAGTTGAAATTTATCAGCAGAGGTGATCCTTCAATCATTTGAATTATCTTTGAAAATGGTTTCAATACTAAGATTGGAGCAGTGTCAAGTAATACTTTAAGATACCACAATCCGGAACCAGTGACTCCCCCATCTAGATCTTGAGTGGATGAAAACACTTCCCCAATAAATTGGTATCCATGTTTAATCAAGACCAGATTTTCCTTATCATGTAAACTTTGATTGAAGTAGGACTCCATTAACTTAGATTTAGTGAGTAACAACTCTGTAATCTGATTACTTCTTAGGCTTCCACCTGTAAAAGATAAACATAAAAGAATTAATAGAGCTAATTCAATCAAAGTTGCAGATGTACCAAGAGTAATATCAGCACCAGAAGAAATAGAGTGGATCATATGCAATGTGGTTTTGTCCATCTTTGATTTCTGATGGAAAGATAAACCCAATACTAACTGCAATAATTCAATACATGAGAAAATCACATGAGTTATTGGATGAGTTGAAGGTGGATTGATAGTGCCAGTAGATGGATATACCACATTGCATAAATTACTCTTTACAACCCAACTACTTAATTGACACTGATATTGGATACTACCCTGTATCCTTTGATTATTGACACAATTGATCCATTTTTGGGTTAACAATAAGAAATCAAATGAATGTGAAACCATGTTAGTTACTGATCTACGTTGAAGTACTAAGTAAATCTCTAGGCTGACCATATTACTCCCATGAGGTTTCATTAATCGAGCATGATGATAGAGTTGACACAGTCTAAATAATGTAAGGGCACTAGGTGACTGCAGTTCTAACACAGAAGTCTTAAGGACTACTAAATCAAACTGATGATTTTCACAATGATGAACAAAATAGTCCAATAATGTTGCTCTATTTATCTGATCTACTTGACAGTCCATTGTTAAGATGCCAGTCTTAGAATCCTCATCATTATAGAACTGTGTCAATTCTTCCCATGATTCAGTATATGACAAATCACCTGATTTTCTTGCAGTGTTTACACTATGTTGAACTTTTGACTGGATATTACATTGACATACAGTAGCTGGAGGAACAAAGTTTCCTGAGTAGCACTGAGGCAAATCAGATGCACCAATTAAACTAGCATAAACACCCCGGGATTTTGGAAATTGATGCAATAGTAAACTTAAAAATGACCCATCACCTTCCCCTAAACTCACAACTAATGAAATCACTGTTTTATCCAGTAAAAGATCTGATAAAATTGATAATAGTTTGAGAGAAGCAGTGGAAGAGGTAGAATACCAATGAGAAACCTGTAGTTCCTCCTCAATGAAAGATCCTTTGACATCATCAAGATACTTTTGAATAAACTGTAACTGTGACATATCAATGGATTCAACATTATCATGATGGGATGTAACTGATACAGCTGGGAAAGGACACACAATTCTTGTTATCTCTCTGATCGATGTATGTATTGTATCTTGTTGATCCTGCTGAGGACCTTCCATTAACTGCAAGTTTCTCCTTCCCACTTCCACTGCCACTCCCTTATCTGCTAATATACAAATAGACAGGAAATCACAATATTTATTAAATTCTGCAAGATGGAGTGCAATAGAAATACAAGGAGTCTTTGCTTTCCATTGAGAATATCTAGAAGACCAATAGGTGAGAAAACTCCACAAACTATCCCAATTAAATGCACTCCTCTTTGCTTCAATAAGGAGACATAATGGCGGATGTTTTATAAGTACTTGTCTTCCAACATTGCTTAGTGCTTTAAGGAAGATTCCCAACAATGGGAAAAAGACATTACTGCTTTGACATGAGTAATTAGATCTAGACAGTCTTATTAATTCATCAAGATGACCAGCAGTAATTAGAGCATCAAGTAAATTTCGATATGGCACAATGTCCTGAATTCCAGATTGTTTTCCACTAATAATTCTCAGGATCCTAGCCACTCTACTTGGATTTCGGTTTGATCCAAGAGCACCTAGTAGACAGATATGGACAAAAATATGAGATAGAAGATTATGAGTTGATACTTTCCTTAATACTGTTATATTATAAACTCCAGATGTAGCAGTGTAATTTTGCCTGCTTTCTGCACCAATTTTCTGAGACATTTGATAACTGTGAAGGTTCACTGCAAAATCATGTGCCACAGTTGCACACAGTAAATTAGCAGGGTCTATGTTCTCAACATTGGATAATCCTTTTAGAAGAGAGTTATGTCTAGCTTCTGTTTCAATCAATTTTGCCTGACTATCTGTAATAGCCAAAAATTCTAGGTGCATTGGATCTTGTTGCACCAGAACTTGATCATGAGTGAATTGTAAATTATGTAGAAGATATCCACAATGATTAAAATTCACAATACAGTAATATTTGTTTGTGATTGGCAAACAAAATCTCATTGCAGCATAGATGTGGTGGAACAAAGCCTGAAAGAAGATATATCTGTCTTCTTCTCCTCTGTGTAATGAAGTAGCTGCATTTGTACTTAAAGAGTACCAGGTTGAGATCATCGAAGCTGATGATCTATAGGCTCCAACAATTTGTCCTGTTGACTCAAACCTGTGCAGGAATGTTCCCCCTGCAGAACCTCCCTGCATAAATTCCAAATAAGGTAGTAAAGAAGGAGCTCGAGATTTGATTTGAGTTGTGATTAGAGAGAGAGCTAAATAGTTGGAGTTTAATTCACGCAACCATGTATACATTTTTATCAAAGTTTGAAGTGCCCTCCCAATTGGAAGAACATTCACAGAAGTCAAGCGAAGAGATCTAATAGGGTCAGCAGTTGCGGAGCCCAAGTACAAAGGACAAGGTCCCCTTGTATCATCCAGGTCTGGTATATTGTCCTCACATAATAATACAGGAGTCACATGGATAGCTTGACACAGTTCATCTTGAGAGGGTGCCAAAATTGGATCTAATTGCTCAATGGGTGAGGGTGAGAAGGGTCCATGGATCATTTCCGGTAGCATACCATGAGTGTATGAAGTTAAGAAGAGTCTACAACTGAAAGTGCAATGGGGCTCTAATTGATGTTGAGTACAGAAGTCAATATATGTTGGCCAGGTTCCACCCAATAATTGCTGCTCAAATGATGGTTGTAAACTTGATCCTCTTCCAGTTCTTCTGGTTATGTATCTAATCATATTTACATCAAACTCCTTGACTTTGTCCTGAAAACTCACCCCAACTTTCTTTGTGTGGTTTAACCCTACCCATTGGACTAAGGTAGAAATCCGATCAAATTTGGCCATTATGCTCAATAACTGTCCCACAGTGGAGGTCTCTAAAATTTGATGAATCAGGCTACTATGAATTGGACGCATATTCAAGAGATGTTTCATATATTTAGTTCTATCCACAGCTTGAGCTGAGTTGAGAAGATTTCGAATTTGGGTGTTTTTCACAATTCCAGGAGAATTTAGGTGCTCTTCCACTGCTTGTCTAATGTAGGTTTCTACATTCTTTGATTTGATGATGTTTATATTTTGAGGATCTAGGACTAACTGGGTGACATTGATATCTGTTAAAGCTGCTCGATCCCATCTAATCAGACAAGCAATGGCTGATCTATATCCAGGCATTAAGATCCAAATATTTTTAAGTATTGAAAATGACTCCACTAACACATCCTTGGTCCCTGTGTAACTAAATGATGGCAGCTGCATAAAAGGTAGATAACCAAAGCTTGTGTTCACACAGCTTAATAGGGACATAACTCTAGTATCAAATGGGAGAATTCTATTCACATTGGGATCTAACATTAACTGTGCATATGATTCGAGATATGCAAATAGAACCCCAATATATGGTGACGTGGTAGTCTGGGCAATATTTAGCCCACTGTTCATAGCTGTTGATATTGTGCTGGAGATGCCACTATCCACATCTGATCCTCCTGCAAACGCCCTATTGCCTTGTTTAATTCCTGTGGCAATCTGTACTCCTTTGAAATAATACTTGCGTTGGTAGCAAAATATCTGGGATGAATGCCAAGTTTCTGATAATTTCAGAGTTAAGCCGGATTTAGTGAAACTTTCTGAAAGTTCAGTCCTGATCAAGTCTACTGAATTCACAATATCAGTGTTCTTTCTAATTTTCACTGACACAACTTGATTGTCTCCTGACCCAATTAAGATGTGTTCAAAGTCCAATCGGAGCATCACTTGCCGAATAATTGAAATTGTTATTAATGTCCAAAATTTTTGGAAAATTCCTTGGTTGCCACCAACATGGGAATTCCACTGGTGAAATTGCCCTTCTGTGCCAGGAGGGCAAAATTTGTCTCCACTAAAAATTGTTGACTCCATAAATAGTTGGGACACTGTATGGAAGTGTCTAACACCAAACATTTGGTTCAAAATCTTCAAGAAAGGTAACTGTAGTCCCTGCCTATGGGCGTAGTTCCACTGTTCTAGATCAATGACAAAGGAGACCCATATATATTCGGATGTTTCCACAAATTGGGAAAGATTGTCAACACGATGCTGTAGTTCTGGTCCACTTGCAGTCATTGTTTGCTGCTTGAAGTACTTTAATATGGATTCTGAGAGATTGTGTTCCGTTGATGAGCACATCATTCTGGGTTCAAATGCCAAAACAGAGAACATTCGAGCAAAGATTTTCAACTCACGTTCTTTGGGTAATAATTGGATTATTGACCACTCTGGTGGGAAATGTCCCAATGACTCTACTGTATTGAAATAATCTTGAATACTAATTTCAGAACGTGTCAAAATTTCTTTGACTAACCGAGTGTTCTCTCTTATGGATAAGGCTCTCCTTCCTAATTCTTGAAGAGCATCATGAGCAAACAATTGGTCAACAAAGTGGCGATGAGGTGATATGGATTTGTCATCTAGCAATTCCAAGATGTTAGGATAATAATTGTACTCATAATGCTTCCGAAAAACAATCTTAGCCCACTCATCGTCCGGTACTTGGTTACAGTATGTCATACTCTGGGGATTGCCTGTTGTAAGAATTGACAAAATTACAGGATGATAATCAGGAAGCCACAATATTAATGGAAGATGACCTTCTAAGTTATAATAGGATACTATGTAACATTTAATAAAACTACCTACCAATGCATTGGTGAAAGAGATGTCAACTGGTAATTGGGCTGTACCATATCGAAACATTTTGATTAATCCTCCTTCAATATCCACTATGGGATAAAAATGTAATTTTTCTTGCCCATATTGCTCCAATATGCAATTAAAACCTCTTTCCCCATGTGCATTTCTATACTCTCTAAAAAAGTCTGTCAAGACTCGGACATATGAGTGAATCAAGGGTTTTTCAGCTTGCAGGTCTTCCAATTGTCTGTTCAAGAAGTCACAATCATTAGTGGATGAAGGAAGAGCCTCTAAACATACCCCTAAAGTGATGGGTTCAAGCATCTTGAATACATCTATGGCCTGATTACCTAATTCATAATATATGGCATCAAGTCTATTGTATAAATCAAGTGAGAAACTATAGAAGTCTAATCCTTCTTTTGACTTAGTCAAAGTTGCCAAGGAACAATAAATATGAAAGGCAAACTGTGCCTCACACTTGTCAAGGACACTAAGGAAGAAAGTGAAAGGCACAATTAACCCTCCTCCAGGAAACTTGGTAAAATAAACCATATCTGTATCAATTAATACATTAGGTAATGATGGCAATGATGCAGGATAGATATTATTTCTAGAAATCAGATTAAGCTCATGATGTATTCCTAATACCTGACCTTTAAGAAAGTAAGAGTTGATCACTTTTAAGTTATTAACTAAAGAATTACAATATTGATCTAGGGTAGCAATGCTAAAATTAGGAAATTTACCAAAAGATGCCTTTGCTTGCAAAGTTATTGCATCTTTAACAATTCTTAATGTCTTTTGCCAGTCTTGGCGTGATACCTTTATTTTATCGTTGGCAACAGAATGTATCTGACTCTCAATCCATGGAAATATGGGTGTATTGTAACAAAATCCACTAGTTACATCCTGTAAGGCTTCATGTGGAAGAAATCTGTACCGGTTGCTCCATCTCTCTGGATGAGCTCGATAGTAATCTATCTTATTCGTGACTAGTGGACTATCCAGATGGCGTTGGTATAAGAATTTTGCTTGTGGAGAGTGAGAACCCATTTTGTGAAATCTTTTATTACGGTTTTTCTTAAAATAATGTGATTAAAAAACTGTTAGAATCAAATCATAATCCTTAATCTATTAAAAGTCATGAATCCAATCCATTTGTTCATCATTAGGGCAATGAGGTAACATTGGAGTAATAGTATGGATATGTGGATACAGTAGATCCTCTCCTGGAACTCTGGCTCCTTGTTGCACTGGCAGATGGACCTACAGAGGACAAAGATGAGTCTAGCAGTTCTGTTCCAAGTGATTTACGTTTTAAAAGTTTCCCTTGTTCCTTATCAGACAGCCCACTGAGTTTTTCTATTGCACTAACTAAGCTTGAAATCTTGCTTGATAAGGTGTTACTGACTTCCTGTGTGATATTTTTGAGTTGATTAGTATGGTCTTGATATTGATTAATTAGTGAACCACCATATTCTTGTAGTGTTGTAATTAATCTATTATTATCTTGCAATAATTGAGTATGTTGAGTGATCAATGATTGTAATTCTATAGTCATATGTGGGGTAGAGAGAGCTGACTTGAGATTGGATGTTGTTTTTGTTAATTTTGGAAGATCTGACCATACCTGTTCTGTGGCACAGGCCATATGAAAGTTTCCTTTTGCAATGTGGTAAGCTTTGTGTCTATTGGAGTTACCAGAAATGTATTTAAGACATAGAGCAAAATGTTCACACTTGAGCCCCTTAGGAGGATTAATCAACTGGTCCCAACGATCTGTTGCCCATCTCTTAAGTTCAAGATCCATATCACTATCTACTGTCTTGGATTCTCCACTAAGAAAGGCCATCATCTTAGATGATACAGTATAATTACCTGTGGGTTCAATTGGATCACTTTGTGCTAGATATGCTGATGCCAAGTTATATGTATTAAGATTATGTGATGTAGAAGGAGAAGGAGGAGGAGGAGTAGAAGCTTGAAGAAATCTACTCATTGGGACAGACAAGGAATGAGCATCATCTACCTCAATGTCAGTATCAGTTTCACTTTCCTGAATCTCAGAAGGTAATGTTGGTACATAAGATATTTTAGTATGCACACTGGAGGCCCGAGTACTTCTTTTCTTGAAAGGAGATGATCTTGTTGTTGATGTTGCTGCTGGTTGAGGATCAAGAATATCTGAAATAGGGAGAAGTTCTGTAAGTGGGGTATAAGGGCGAAGAGGCAATTCTGTCAATTTAGAAATCAGTTGATCTGTACCTGAACTCATAGGAGAGTTGTCCTCAGTGATTTTCCGTTTAGTGGACTCAATAGGTGATGAAAAAACCAATCTTTGTTCTATAGGCTGTGAAGTTGGTATATTAGTAAGGTCTTCCACAGTTCTGGATCTCCTAACTGGAAGAATAGTAGATGGTGGAAGACTTTCAGATCCCCTTAATTCATTCAAGATTTGTTGATCTAATGGTGATAACATGTTAATGTCATTGCCCTGACTTGATAATGGACCAGAAACAGAGGTGGATGAAATCATTTCCCTTAATTTATCACATGAGAGAATTTCACGTTTGGTCATGATGAATGTAATTTTAAAACTCTTTTATTACAGTTTTTATTAAAACAACAAACTAAAACTTTCTTCTTTAAGTTATCTTCGATAAAAGCAAGTAGACTGGCCAGCTGACATCTGAAAAGAAAGAAATAATTTAGTAGTAATGGAAAGTCAACTCAGTTATCACTTATTTCATAGAATACATAGGGATAGTATATATTTATAACTTACATCACATAATAATAGCATTAATTGCATCCAAAATTGGTTTTGCAAGATCAATCAGCTTCTCTCGTTCAACTTCAAACTCAGGATTCTCTGGTATAGCCATTTCTTCTTTCAAAGTAGTTAACTTTGCTTTCAATCCCAGAACTGTCTTCATAAAATCATCTTTCTTAGTTTTCAATTGAATCCTTGTCTCATCATTCTGGGCTCCCATATATAACTCATTCAGATAGGTGATGGCATCTTGATACTTTTGATCAATAATATTTAACAATGAAGTCCTCATTCTTGCAACCTCAGCCCTCTTATACTTTTCATGCTTGTAAGTGACCCATGGAGCCTGAGGATAATTTCTCTTCATCTCTTGATAAATTGCTGCTTGAAGAATATTATCATATCCTGAAACTATCTCCTCCATTTTCTCAGCTGGTGTTGCAGATCCAAGAATAGCAAGAGCAGAAACAGTTGGTCTAGGGAGAGATTGAACTTGAAGTCTGCATAGTTCCTGATCCTTTTTCTCCTTGAAGTGATGGACAGTACCTTCTGTAACATAGAATTTGAAGTCCTCCTTATCCTTCTCATCAGATAGATGTTTGGCATGATAATGTGTGCCCATGTATACCAACCGGGGAAAAGCAGAAATTCTTCTCTTCTCAGGAATAGTGAACATACAATTTGAATAAGGACAATCAATAATTATATTCTTGATCTCATTAAGAGCATCAATATCCTTCTTCCAATAACTAGTTCCAGGTGTTGTAAGACTTTCAATTAATGGAAGAATAACTAGAGCAAAATTGATAGAAGAACACTGAAAATGAGAATAAACTAATCTCATTTGAACAAACAGGAACTTTACCCAGTCAGGAACATGGTATCTAGCTGCCCATTCATCTGGATCCATCAAATCATTAATGGATGTAACTGGATCTATTATTCCATCCTTGTTAATAGCACACACCCAACCAATGGCTTCAACAATTGCTGGAGGTTGTTCTTCAGGTTTCCAATCTATTGCTGTTAATGCATCATTGATGCTATCCACACGGATTGATGGATAATTAGAACCAGCTAACATGGCTGTGATCCTCTTACCAATCTGTTGAGTAATTCTACTCCTTTGTGAATAGGCAGTGCATAATGATGCCACAGAAACCATAAGGATAGATTCAACCTCAGGGCTAGATATATATGTTGTGGGTGCACTTGCAGGACAATGATAAGGATATATAGTGTATTTATTGATGAATTTGTCTCTAGTAGATGGGAAGTTGTTAAAGAAAGATGACAATACTTTGGAATCAAAGGACACATTAGAATCTTGAAAGAAAGAATGAACATAAGCAGGTTCTACTTTAAACAGAGGAACAATCTTAGTGGATGCTGGGAAAACTCTTGGAATAGTATATTGATCATCTAAAAATAAGTTTCTAGCATCTGGAGGAACAATATCACACTGTCTCATGTATCTTCTGAAATGTTGAGCAACCACTAGAAGTCCAGCTGGAGTCCCTGATACAACAAACACACTCTTATAATTTGTTGCAAAATACTGTTTATCAAGAACAGCATAAAAACAAGCTAGGAAATCTTGAGCATCAAGTAATCCATCAACATATCTGAAATGAGCATTTAACAGATCTGGTATTTGGTCCCAATACACTACTAATCCTGGTGCTTCCAATTGTGACTTAATTGTTGTTACATCAGTCATATTTAGAATCTTCTTAGCTAATAACTTATCTCCACTCACAAATGCATAGTTCACTGATGGATGAGATCCAATCACCTTATTCAAACTATCATACCCAATATCCACTGCCATTGTTCTTGTAAGCAATAGTACTAAGATATCAAACACACTTCACACAATGAATTGTACACACAATGGAATTACTGGTGTTGAATCTGTTGTAGATTGTTGAACGGGTTTTTTATGTCTCTTTTATTACAGTTTTTATGTAATACTTGTGCCAGAATACAAAAGGTGTCAGTACAGTATTGCTCCTTGTTAACCAGCAGGGTAACTGGAAGATCCCACAGTGGGAGAAGAGAAGGAAAGCAGGGGGATCCCATTAGGGACAGTTGGAGAGTTGGAGGGTTCTTGTAGTAGGTTTGGTTGATCTTTTG